ATTAGCACATCCATATGTAAAAGATGGACCAATGTTAAAAGGAATTCAAAAATATGGTGGACCAACAATACCATTAGATGACAATCTTTTAAATCAATCAATCAATTCATATACCGATGTTTTATTTATGAAATTACCAAAACCACTTGAAATTGAAAAACGAGTTCTAACAACAACAGAAGCAATTCGTGGAATTGAAGGAAACGAATTTTCATGTGGTATTAAACGATCAAAATCAGCAGGTTATCCATGGATGTTTTACACAGATGGAAAACCAGGAAAGACAAAATGGCTCGGGAAAGGTGACGATTATGACTTATCGTCTGATAACTTCAAAGAGCTTAACAAACGAGTAGATGCGATCGAAGAAATGTGCAGGAAAAACATCGTTCCTGAGGCAATTTTTGTGGACACCTTGAAAGATGAAAGAAGAATTTTAGAAAAAGTTCAAGCTGGTAAGACCCGCGTATTCGCTGCGGCACCAATGGATTATACCGTTGTTCAACGAAAGTACTTTCTCGGTTTCCTTTCATTCATGACCCGAACCAAAATTTGGAATGAATGCGGAGTTGGAACAAATGCCATTCAACTGATTGGAAAGGAATTGTAGACCATCTAACGCTTGGCAGATTTGATAAAACCATGATTGCAGGCGATTTTACGAACTTTGACGGAACATTGAATTATTACATTTTGGAAAGTATCTGTGACATCATTAACGATTACTATGGTGACCATCCATCAAATAAGCGTGTTCGGCGAGCTTTATGGCGCGCCATTTCGAATTGCAAACATCTTTTTGGAAGTATAGTTTATCAATTGAACCATAGTCAACCATCTGGAAATGCAGCAACAGCAGTAATTAATTCAATGTATAACTATCGCAGTGCGATATTGTTATGGCACAATATTTGGTGAAGTGCATTCCTTCAATCGATACATTAAAATGATAGCCTATGGCGACGACAATATTATATCAGTAAACCCAATTATTCATGAACGATTTAACCCAGTTACATTGGCAGAAGCATTCACTAAAATCGGAATGGTATATACATCA